GTGGCAAAGCAAAAGATTTAGAAGAGCTACGTAAACACGACGGGATGCGGGGGCTTACAGACAGCGAGTTTTTAGCGACTGTAAACGCTTTAAAGAAAGGGGATTTAAACAGCGAATGGTTGATTAACTTTGCTGGTGCTTCACTAAACAAATGGCAACCAGTTAGTGCTAGTTCTTTACCTAAAGCGTTTCACGATAATCCTAATGCTCGTATGTTTTACAGCATGTTGACGTACATGAATCGTCAAATGAACAGCATAAGAGAAGACATTGGATTAAATTTATTGAAGGCGCAAAGGCTTGGTTTAAATACAGCAGAAGGTTCGCAAGCAGCTAAGAACGCAATGCTTAACTCAGCAAAGTACGTTGGTTTGTTTGGTGTTGTTGCCGGTGTTTGGGATGACGCCAGAAAAACTTTGGATTTATCCAAGAATAAAGACGTAGAAGATGTGCTAACACCAGAAGGAATTACTAGCGCAACAATGAATCAACTAGCTTCTAACTTATCTAGCGGTTTTGTAAACATTAGATCAGAGCAGTACGGAGGTAAGCCAGTAAGTTTAGTTCCTGCTCCAATGGAAGCGGCAGCTACTCTTGGAAGTGGATTTATTTCTTCTGCTGAAAGATTAGCAACAGGAGAAGAAGACGCAGCTTTGCCTGCGCTTAGGGCTTTAAGAACATACGCTCCCGGCTTGGCTAATATTGACAGGATCAGTAGAATGACTACTGGCGAGCGTTTGTTTGAAGATTACATTGACTAAGGAACCTAACCAATGAACGACAAAGATCACACAGTAAGTTACACATCTATTGACTATCACTCTATGTGTCAGCGTTCCAAAGATCGCATCAAGAAAATGCAGAAGGAAGGAATACCTACGTCCCATGACCCGAAAGACAAGCCAGAGGACGTAGGCAAACACGAGGGTTACTCCATACTGTTTATGTCATAACTCGCAGTTGTTCCCTGTACAGGCCAGTTGTTGTGATCCTTCGGTCATGTCGCTGGCCTCTTCTATATCCCACGATATTTCCTTTGGGAAGTCTTTAGCCAACTGGTTGTACGTCTTCTTATCAACAGGCTCGTACGGTGCTTGCTGGTACGTGTGATCCGAATACGGCAGGAAGCTAATACCAGATACCTTGTCAAACTTGTTGTACAACCACTGTCCTACCTCCAAGAACTCATCGTCACGATAGTAACAAGTCATCGACGGCTTGTGTTCACACCATTCATCCTGGTAAATCTCCCACAGTTCTAGCTGTTCCATAGCTCCCATCTCATTAGCCGTTACTGCATCTTTAGGCGAGGCAATAGGAAACGAGAATACTTTTGTGGTTGGGCTAGTTATATCTTGCTCTACAAACTTAAACTTAATTGGGTTGTCGTTTGAGTCGTAGTCTAAGATGATTTCAGGGTTCTCACCAAACGCTTCTTCTAAGACAGCGCAAAGTGGGTCACGAGCATCTGCACGTACACGCCGAATGTATTGTGCAGAATAACGAGGATGGATACCAGAAGCGCTATCGACCAACTGACTAACAGTACCCGAAGGCTTAACAGCGGTAATAGCAGTAGACACGTTGATACCCAATCGGTTAGCCCACTCCTTGTTAGTCTTGATGGCTTCCTGTCGCATAGCTCTGAGCCACTTCTTAAGTTCATTCTTGTCTCCTCTTCCTGACAGCATGGGGTGATCCATGATACCTGTCAGCGACACACCAAGCAGTGCTTCCTCTTCTGTGTTTGTTTTCCAGATGTTTCGTAGGTAACGGAAGTTAGTCAAGGTAGCCTGTAAAGTTCCAAGGATAGTCGCAATCCGTACTTTTCGTTTGAGGTTTGCGAGCGTATCGGTTGACCTGACAACAACCTCCGATAGATTACAGAATTGGTAGGGTCGGAGGATGATCTCACTACATGGATTAGTTCCAAAATCGTAGGTAGCATCTCGTCGCTCGTTTCTTGCAGCTTGCTTTTGACTAGCCACTCGAGAAAAGACACCTCGCTCACCGGATCGTGATTCATATAAACTGGTCCATTCATTTAAGAAAGCCTCAAAGTCTGGCTTCTCTGTGTAACAGGCAGAGTTGTTAGCCAGCCCACGTTGAGGGTTATCTACCCACCACTGCCCGTGCTTACATCGTCGGAGTCTGTCATCTGTGAGATTGGAGAGACTGATAAGTGCTGATCGTCTGACTCCTCCAACGACGACGATTTGAGCAATCTTGCAGCAAAGATCGTGGCATTCAATGGAGCTAAGTTTTCGTCCAGCCGCTCCCCGAAAGAGGTCAACTGTGAATCGGAACAGTTCGAGCAAAGGCTCTGGACCCGATGCTCTACCTCCAAAAACCCTGAGCGGGGAACCTGAAGGTCGTACTCTGCTAACGTCCCATCTGGGAACCTGACCTGAATAGAGCAGTGATACCAACTCCCTAAACGATTTCGCCCATCCGATCTTCGAATCCGCCACATTAATAACTGTATCGGTTTCATGGAACTCCTCTGCTACTTCTGGTAATTTCTGTACGTACTGCCGTTCAACACTAAAACCTACGCCTGTACCACAAAGCAAGACGTACATCAGTTCGTCAAACGCTTTCGGGTGATCTATCGGTAGGTAACTACAGTTAAACCCTGCTACGTTGTCGCGCTCCAGTGCCTCTCCTGCGGTCATCAGTGCTCGCATGGAAGGCATTACGTCTAGGCTGTGGATAGCCTCGTACACTTCCTTACGTGCAGTCTCTGGCAGATCGTCACCCCAGAAATTTACGTACCGGCTGACTGTTTCTTCCCAAGTCTCCCTACGCTTCTCATCTGGTAAGTACCTAGCGTACCGTGACTTGTGTATGTACTGTTGGTATGCGTCCATCATGCCTCCCCAAAGATTTTCTGTAGTTGTGCTACTGCTTCTTCAAAGGTAGCGTGTATGGTTACAAAGCTGTCGTTTTCGTACCACTCTACTATGTATCCGTTAGATGCTCTTTTAATTGTAGCGTCTGTTGCTTTCATTCAGTTACTCCTAGCGTTTCGTTAATGATTGCTTGTGCCGCCATCTGAAGTAACATGTATACTCCGTCAGGGTACTGCTCGTTGGACGCTACTTCAAACATCTCACCGTCTTCGTACATAATGACAGCTACCTTTACCTTCCGCCCCTCTTCCTCGTGTTTTAGTGCTTTGACTACAAACGCAGACAGAAACTCTGATGTTGTGATTTCGTCCTTCTCTTGATCTTTGTTACCAAACTTACCTTCTACTACTTTCACGGGCCTACCTCCTTGATTAACCAGCCTAAGTAGACCTGTGCTTTCTTGAGATCCTCTACGCCGTTCTTGTACTCGTACCTCCAAAGGTACTTCAGGCAGTTGCCCTTGAGATACCCCTTGTATTCCTGCGGGTGCATGGACGCCTTGATTGCTTCGATGGCTTCTATTGATCCCTTGTTGTAGTGATCGGGCTGTGTCACAGAGTTGTGTTTATCCTGTGGGTGGTACAGTTTTCCGCTGACAGTTCTAACTCTGTCCCACTCTTCAGGCGTAGCGTCATCAATACTCATTCATTTCCTCCAACTCTTCTTGAAAATTGTCTAGCTTTCGTAGGAGTTTATCCTCAAACCTGTCAAGTATATCCTCTGCTGAAATCTGTAACGCCTCTATCAAATCATCTGGGTCGTAAAGATGAAGCAGCCGTTCTTTAATTTCTTCTAGTGTCAGAGACATAACTGACTAACTCCTGTAACGTATCTATATTGTACCACAAAATCTCGTGTTTGTCACACCAACCAGCCATAGTAAGTTTACTCCCTCTGTTTACTCTCTGGTTTTCGTTCATCAACACAAAGATTAACTCCTGGTTTTCGCCCAAGCAGTTTTTAACTGATCGGTATTTTTGTGTATCTCCTGCCCTGAAGTACCCTTTGCACTCAATGTAGTACGTGACTCCTCCTTGTTCGTACACGAAATCTGGTGTGTACTTTCGTTCAATCCTGTACGGAACTTGGCACGGCTCGTACTTAAAACCAAATGGTTGTAGCTGTTGCCCGACATCTTTTTCAAACCCTGATCTGTACTTACCTAATTTCGATTTCTGGGACTTGCGGTTCATTAGCCACCTCCACTAAGTAACGTGGGCCGTTAGCGTAAGCAAATCCTCGAACGTCAGGCCAACAAACTTTCTTGTAAGGGCAGTAAGAGCAACCGACTGCCAGTTTCATGTTACCGCTTTTGCCGTCAGCTACTGGTTCGTAGCAGTGCTTCGGCGGCTCCTCTTGTTGAACAACCTCTTTGATACGGTCAATCCTTTCGCCTACGTCGTACCCTATCTTCTCGTGAACAGGGGCTTGCGTGTCGGAAGAGTCGTACATCAGGTAAGTTAAGTGTCCGTTCTGCTTGTCCATCGCAAGCCATCCGAACTTAGTTTCACCTTCGGAATATCCGTACCCTTTAATCTGAGCAACGTATCCAAACGGATCATCATAAGCCAGACTTCCGTCCTTGAATTTCTTAAACCCAAAAGTGGACACACTCTTAACATCAGTGACAACACCGTCAATTTTGCAGTCCATGCTGCCCGTAACACCGTTGACTTCGCACTTCTTCTGTTCATCAGTAACCTCGTGTCCTGCTAGTCTAGTCAAGAACAACAGCAGTTCTTCTATCAGATGTCCGTACATAAACTTAACGTGTGTGTTGGGCGTCAGTTCTTCTGCGACTTCAGGATTATTAACCACGTTCCACAAGTAACGGTCATCACGCCCGATGTTTGACATTCTAATCGTACGTCCGTCACGTTTCTCTGTGAACAAGTTTGCCATGAGCCGCTTACAGTTCTCACCAAAGCGATCAATCTCGTCGTACAGATCGACACCCTCTGCTGGTTCTTTAGTTGAAACAGTTTTGTAGATGTCGTTTACTAGCGAGTAAATTTCCATGTTAATCCCTATGGTTGATCCAGTAGAAGTCGCCTGACTCTGGGTTGTAGGACAAGAACACGATGTTGTTTTCTTTTTGTTCGTCTGTTCTTTTTATTCCTATTCGCCAATCTCCTTTGTTTGGTCGGTACTCTCTCTGTGTAGTTTTAACGTCGATTAAAGTACACTCTCCGTCTTTGTACGCCACTATGTCAATGGGACCACTACAGCCACAGTTAAGGAACACCTCGTACCCTTGCTCCCACAGCCAAGTGACTGCTTTGTGTTCAGCTAAGTCTCCCTTGCGTGACCTGTTCATCTCTACAGTGTTATCTGTTTCAACTTCGTTGTCAAACATTTCGTAGTTATCCATATCAGTGTGTCTCCGACCAAGTGTTTCCGATTTGATATTCTCCGTCGAGTGGACAGCGGAGTGAAAATGAAATGCCAGCCGCCTTGATGCACTCGACTGCGAGCCAGCCGAACTTCTCTGCTTGTTTTGTAACCACCTCCGATTGTATCTCGTCATGTATATTGCCTATGAACTTGAAGTTGATGTTGTGCTCCGTCGCGTGAAGGTTCAGAAGAACAAGAGCTTTCTTCATTACAACCGCACCAGCCGCTTGAAGCAGCGTGTTTAATGCACTGTGTTCTGATCGGACCCAGAGCTTTCTTCCGTCGAGTCCGACGAGGTAACCTTTCCTAGCAGCCTGTCCAACTCTGTCTCGTAAAGTTTCAAGAGTAGGTGTGTTTCGTAGAAAGCGTGTCCTAAGCTGGTTGCCATCTTTAGCAGATCCTCCGACGATGCTTCCGATCTTGGCATCTCCTGCTCCGTAAAGGAAAGCATAGATGAAAGTTTTTGCCTGAGCCCTTGTTGCAAGTCCAGCAGCCAGTTGATTTCTGGTGTGAATGTCTTCTCTAAGTAAGACATCTGTAAACTCCTCGTCGCCCATGTAGTGTGCGAGCATCCGTAGTTCCAATCCACTGGCGTCTGCACCGACTAACTTGTAACCGTCCGGTACAGTCCAGCACCTTCGACACTCTTCACCGTACTGGGAACTAGATGAAGGAACTTGTGCCATGTTTGGGTTCTGGTGTGTCATTCTGCCAGTAACAGCACCGTTGCTGATGACTCTCCCATGTACCCTTCCGTCTGGCTTTACGTGTTCTAGCCAGGATTTTACTTGGGAGTGTCGCTTCTGGAGTAACAGGTATTCCAGTACTTGTTGCGCTTCGGGAACATGATGATTCTCTTTAAGCGTCTTCTCATCAACAACAGGTTTGCCCGTCGTAGTGACTGCCGACCATACTGCGCCCTTAGCTGTAAGCCTGTCGGCCACTTGCTGTCTTGAACCAACGTTGAATACAGTGACCTTATCCTTGAGCCGTTTACCAGTTTTCTCTGAGTATCGCTCCTCAACAACCGGCGGGAAAACCGCCTGAAGATCTGCTTCAATTTCATTCATGCGCTCCTTAAACTTCGCAACGAGCAAGTGACACAGACGCTGATCGAGTAGCCATCCGTTGTCCTCTTGCTGTTGCATTAGCCACTGCACCTGATGCTCAAGGTCAACGCTCTCCTGCTTGAATCCGTCTAGCTCCACCTTGAGTTTGTTGTACACAGCTTCGGTTAACTCTACGTCACGCAAGCAGTAGTCGATCATCTCGGGAGTAAGCTGGGACCAGTCGTTGTGATCTCCCTTTGCGAACCCAAGCGTGTTGCCCCAGTTCCGCAGCGAGTGACCACCTGACCGGCTTGGGTCGGTTAACCTAGAGAGGACAAGTGTATCAACGATCCTACTCCGGTCAAAACTAACGTTCCAAAGGCGGTCCAGAACAGGTACGTCGAAACCGATTCCATTGTGGAAAACCCAACTTGCGTTCGGGCGATCCGATACATACGCTTTGAAGTCTTTCTCATTACATATTACCTCCGATACTCCGTTGTGTCTGCACACTGCACACCAGATGGTACTGGCGTCCAGACCGTCAGTTTCAATGTCACAAAAGACTAGGTTCAAAACTCTGTCTCCGGTGGGTTAGGGTTAGCACACTCGTGTATGCGTCCGGTAAACTTGTCGTACCGTAGCCAACACGCTGGTCCTGTCTCTCCTGCGTAACGGTTCTTCAGAATCCTGACGCACGTAGTGTTCCTTACGTCTTCGTCCTCGTGTTGCTGGTTACGCTCCATGCCGATCACGATGTCTGACAACTGTGCTATGCTCTGGCTACCACGTAAGTCCTGTAGACTGATCCTGCCTCCGTCCTCGTGTGCTGTCCCAGAGGTACGCTTCAGGTGAGACACCAGGAAAAGTGTAATCCCCGTCTCTGCCACCAGTGTGCGTAGCTTGGTCATTATTTCATCGATGGCCTTACGCTCATCGCCGTTCTCTTGAGAAGAAACAACGATTGATAGGTGGTCAAGGATGATATATCGGCAGTCGCAAGCCTTTGCCATGTGCCGTACTCTGCTGAGAAGCTCATCTGCTGACGTTGATCCCCAGTGATCGAACAGATAGTATCTTCCAGACCCCATCGTTGATTCCCAATACGGTCTAAGTGCATCGACAGGCGTGTCCTCCTCCAAATGGAGCCTTCTAGACGCCGCCACCGACATGATTCCAAGAGCAGTTGTTGCGACATCCTCTTCAAGGGCAAGTACACCAATGTTATCTTGAGTCCGTTGCAGTAAATCGAACTCAAGTTCTCTGATAAATTGGGATTTTCCCATGCCACTGCCACTGGTGATAGTGACCAGTTCGTAGGGTCTGTGTCCTCTCGTGATTTCATTTAGCCCATCCCACGGGTACGGTACACTCTGTACCTGTCTCTTGTTTACCAGTGCGTCCCACGTATCCGTCCCTGCTACGATGCCGTCAGGTCGGTACACCTTTGCGTCCCACCAAGACTGAATAAAGTCCTGCACCCTGTTGGCTATCAGCATTTCGCTGGCGTCCTTCAGAGGTAGCTTACATATCTTCAGCTTGTTAGGACTGAACAGATCCTTGACTTGCTCTAGTGCTATCTCGCCTGCCTTGTCTTGATCGAAGCAGATGACCACGTTGTCGTAGCCTTCAAGCCACTCTAGGTTCTGCTTGATTTCCTTGGCAGCGCTGGACGCACCGTTGCGTAAACTAACTACGTCGTACTTCTGTCCGAACATCTCGTACACAGACAGCGCATCAAGCTCTCCCTCTGTGATCGTGACGTACTTACCCGTACCTCGACAGTGCTTCTGTCCGAACAGACCTACGTTGGTCATGTTACCGGAGCAGATAAACTGCTTACCCTTTACCACTCTTTGTTTTGCACCTACCAGTTCGCCTGTGTCGCGATCATAGTAAGGGTAGTAGTGTGAAGCGATAGTTCCGTCAGGAGCAAAGTGAACCGTCACTTGGTAGTGTGACACGGTGTGCTTTGAGATTCTCCGGTTGGAAATGTCGGCAACAACACCACCCATTGAGAGCGCAGAGAGTTTCTTAGTCTCCTCCCCTGTCTCTCCGTTAACGTGGTAACCACAGCCAGGAGAAAAACAGTGGCGGCCACCGTCAGAGTAAACCGCCACGTTGTCTTTGCTCCCACACGTAGGACACGCCTCGTGGTGTAGGAATGATGCAGTCATATCAGAAGTCTACGTTGTCTTCCTCAACCTCTGCTAACTCCAGCACCTTGACTGCTTCAAGGTACGTAGGAGTACCGTAAACAGGGTGCGCTGGACCCGTCTTAAACTTCAGACGGACACGGGAGTTGTACGGAACCTCCCCGTCGAACCTGTCGCCGTCAGCAGTGTACATACTGATGGAGTACTTGGACTTAAACTTACGTTGCTTGTTGCCCTCGTAGTCCTTGATCTTAACACCCTGTGCCGACAGTGTGTTTGCGTCATCTTCTGACATGGTGATGGTCATACTGAACGTACCAGTGTCCTGACCGTTGAATACGTCGTGCTTAGTGACGTTGCTAAAGTTTACTACACCTTCGATAACTTGACTTGACATAATGGAATAATCTCCGTTGTTAACATTAACTTGTACCCGAAGGTACACCTATAGTATACCACAATCTTTCTTCGATTGCAACACTAATTCTTGTTTGATTCACGTTTGACTGCATCTAACGTACTCTTGACTGCAATTTCCTGCATAGTCCTGATAGCTTCTGTATGGCTCATGGAGAGCTGTTTGACAAAGGGTATACCTCGCCATGGGTCAAGCAGTTCAATGCGCTTACAGAGCGATCTAGAGGCTTCCTCGCCTACCACTGCACAGTCCAGCAGTCCAGATGATACCACAAAGAGGTCAACTTTAGTTTCTTCTTTAGTAATATCCATTAGTTTAATCCTTTAGTTTAATACTTAAGTTAGTCTTCATTAGTAATACTTAAGTATATATTATCATACTCCCTTTGTAATTGCAAGACATCATCTTGTGTAAAAGAACCAGGATAATCGCTTGACTCCATGTTTTCTAGTTCCCAATGTGTAGATATGGATACTGTCAAACAGTCTGTACATAGGTCGTAGTAAGATCCGGT